GGTACTTACGTCATCACGTAAGAAGTTCATACCGACGACCACGCGTTGGTTGCCGTCGTCGCAAACCTTGGGCCACCAGGGGGAGACGACCTAGCGCCCCGCATCCACCTCACCAATCCCCGCGACGTTCACCACGGCTCACCAGGCGACACTCGTTCAAGCTCTATGCTAAACAAGAGGTGGTCCGCCGGGGCGCGGGCCTAACCGCGCTAGCGATGTTCAAACACACTGGTTACTTGAGAAGTACACACAGCAACCTGCCCCCGCCGCGCGCACCGTTTGTGAGGCATCGGGGCGATCGCCCATCGGTTATTGAGCCTGACCCCGGCTGTATCCCCGTGCCCGCCTGCGCCGGTATGGTGGTTCACGCTGCTTGCATGCCCCGCAGCCGCCCACGCGCGCTCACGCGTCCGGTGGGTCCTCCGGCGCCGCGTAACTCGGTGGCGACTGCTGACGCGCCCTGCCGCTCCAAGATGTCTACAGCAGCTTGCCCCAGTAGTCTGCGCCGCCGGCGAAACGGCGGGCAAACCGCCGGCCAGTCATCGCGCCCGGTCTCCGCACGCCTGTATGCCCCGGATCGCCTTCGCGCGACGACCCGCTCTGCGCGCCGTTGATGTGGCCCCCACGCCATGGCCACAGTACGCCAGTCCACCAACTTGGTCGTAGCGCCCCCGCTGCACTGTTCTCAGCGGCAGACGCCTACAACGCCCCGCCACGCGGGCGTGTCGGCGCTTGGTCCTGGCTCGCCCCATCGTCTATCGGGCCGAGTGACCGCGCAGTGGCCTTCGCCTTGGTACAGCGCCCCTGTCGTCGACCGCCCGCGTCCCTAGCGGTTATGACAGCTTCGTCAGCTGTCCCCGCAGCCTCATGGGCGATACGCCCCCCTCGCCGCACAAACTCGTCCAGTGCGGTGGCCGCCTGCACTAACTTGCTAGCGGTTGGACTCCCCAGTGTTATATGAGTGTACGTAACCTGCAGTGACGGGTGCACTGCAGCCACGGTTGCCGCATCGTCTGCGCCACTCACGTACACGCCGCAGCCGGAGTGCGCCAGCAGACCGCCAAGCTGGTCGGCCTCCATGCCTGGGTTGTAGCTCAATTGGTGCCGCACAGTTGTGTCGCCGCCGCCCCTGCGCGCGACGACTAAACCGAACCAGTCCCGGTAGACATCCGACCCCAACGTCTCCCAGGAAGAATTGCCCACATGCGGGCGCCACGTCGTAGGTCCTATCACCGCGCTGACCCCCTTGCAGTCCCCACGCCGATTCCAGCACTGCAGCGTAACCTTGAGCGAGTTGGAATGCGGCATCCAGTGGACATCCGCATCGCTTTCCAACCACACCGCTCGAGAGAGTACTCCTAGCTTGTGGCCCCGCTCGCCTGAGTACACGCACGCGTCGTATAGTTTATTGGGGTCTAAGTCTGGCCCACCGCCGTCGCCCCTCCCAAATGTCACCATGGTGCGTGGCGCCGCCAGCGATCCTTGTGCCATCGCCTCAGCAACCAAGGTCAACAGGCTGTCCGCCTTGCCATCGCGGCTTGCCACCACCAGGCTGGTCAGCACTGGCCCGTCCACAGCCTTTACGAACTCAACCGCGAGACGCTCCACACGGCTGCCCCCGCCGACCTTCTCAAGCAGGACGGAGGCCACGGACCGTGACGCTTGCGGGGTCGTTAGATGTACGCGCGCCCCACGCAGTTCCTCGGTGCCTACCCCGATCCCCATCAGTGCTCGGGCTAGCGGGTGCCTGTGGGTGCATGCACACACACCGCGGCATGACCCGAAGTGGCACTGTGCTATCGGGCCCAATCGTGCCGCCAATGTTGACATCACCTTCCAACGCTCGCCCATAATGCTCGCATCGGCGTCGGGCTCCACCACCGGGCGCGAGGCCAACGCAACCGCCGCCGCAGCCCCAGACACCTGGCCGACCGCGCAGGGGGCCGCGGCGCACCCGTGGTCCAGAGCACTCCCACAGCAAACCTGCGGCAGTGCGAGTAGAGTCGCGGTTCCGCACAGTAGGCGGGGTGGTGCCGCGGGGCTAGGCGTCCCCTCTTTCACCTCGGCATCCACCGGTTCCGTAGGCACGCTCTCACCAATGGCCTGCACCACCGCGGTTTGACGAGCGGACGGCGGAGCTACGTCACCAGTCCCGGTAGCGACTGTCGCGCGCCCATAACTCGCATGGGGTTGGCACCCGCCCGGCACCACTGCCCTGTTCAAGGCGGGCGCCACCGCGCGCGCAGCCGCGGTCAGTGTGGGCGTCACTCGTATGCCGTCGCTAGCCGCCGCGGCAACCCATTGTGTGGTGTTGTAGTCGCTGACGCTCCTGGGGGCCCGGCGTGCCGGCGCCTGCAGTCCACTTGACGTGGGCCCTGTGCTGGCTTCGGCTGTGGCCAGACGCTCCCATGCGTCGGCCAGCGCCTTAACGCGCTGCTCCGCTGACATGTCTAGCATTTCGCTGAGTTGCTCAGCAGTGAACATACCGGCCACTTCGCTTGGCAATCCGCGCCTCAGCCGCTCAGTGGGCACCTCGCCCCCACCGAAGAAGCTGCGCGGCGTGTCACTCACCCCCACCGCGCCGCCCATCGCCCCGAGCGTCCGGGACGTGCGTTGACGCAACGCCTCTCGGCTGATCACTTGCCGGTCTGGCCACCATTCCGACACGCGCGCGCCGGCGCCCGACTGCTTGGCGTCCATCGCTGTTGCTAGAAGTAAGACGAGCCGGTTATCAACTGTTCCAGTCTAACGCCGTCTAATTGCTTGACGTAGTGGATACCTCCACAGCTGTTTTAGCGCGGTCGGTCTAGCGTAAGGCGGTCGCGTGGCCTCTCACTCTGGTGTGTTGCAAAAAGGAGAATGCTTTATTCTCTTTTTTGC